GGACAGCATATTTCGGAGTAAATATAAGTGTAAGTGGTGATGCGGTAGATATTTGTTTTGGTCAATGCGAAACCGGAAGCACACCCTCAACTTACCAAAAGATCACTGACGGCATACAAGATTACTACACTTACCAACCTCAACCTGTCTTATTCCAAGACTCCGCAGGTACTATACCTGTAACCGCACTTGAACAACCAGTCGGGCTAATGCTCGATAAGTCGAAAGGTCTGGCGCTAGGTGCTGAGTTGGTGACTAATGGGGACTTTAGTAATGGGACTACTGGGTGGACGCTTCAGGCAGGATCGGTTATCAGTGGGGGGGTTTGTACTTTTAGTTCCGCGCCTGTTGGGTCAGGTCCATACCAAACCTCGTCAACAACAATTAGTGCTGGAAAATTTTATCAAGTTACATTAGTTATAGATACTATTACGTCTGGTTCTTTTAGAGCAAGGATAGGTGGAACCAGTTCGGCACCAATAACAAGCACAGGAACAATAACTCTAAAAATTGGGACAATTGCATCAGACCCATTTATTCAAATTCAAACAGGGGAAGCTGGAACATCAGGAGTTGTACGCTCACTATCCGTCCGCCAAATAGCAGGCAACCACCAGTTTCAAGCCACCTCCGCTAACCGCCCACTGCTGAGTTCACGCGTGAACCTATTAACTAAGACGGAGGATTTTAGTGATGGGATTTGGAATAGAACTGCTCTAACAATAGACCCTATTAAATATACTGCGCCTAATGGATCATTAACTGCCAATCTAATTCAACCAACTGGTACTGCAAATATATATCAATCTATAACATTAGGATCGTCTGTAGCATATACATTCTCAATGTGGGTAAAAAGTGCAACCGGTAGCGATGTAATTACCAGTCAATTTATCAATGGTCTAGGCGTATTACCAAATCCAACCTTTTCTAATTTTACAGCTACTACACAATGGCAAAGAATCTCTATACCGTTAGTTTCTGCAAGCGGTGGAGGGGTTGCAAATATTGGCCTTGGCGCATACGGTGATGTTTTAGCAATAGGAAAAAATCTATACATCTGGGGAGCAGACCTACGCCCCACTAACGCAGGCGCACTACTACCACCTTACCAGCGTGTCAACACAGCGAGTGACTATGACTCAGTAGGATTTCCGCTGTATCTAAAAGCTAACGGTACATCAAGCGCAATGTCTACTAACTCCATTGACTTTACAGCTACGGATAAGATGACTGTGGTGACGGGGGTTAGGAAGTTGAGTGATGCAACAAGAGCAATTATTGGTGAGTTAAGCTCTTCTCCGACTATCAACCCCGGCTCTTTCGTTGCAGACTGCTCAGGAGGATCATCGGATAGTTATACTTTTTATCTTGTAACACCAACTAGCAATACAAACGCATCAACATTAGGTTATTCAGCACCGATATCTAATGTTTTATCGGGACAAATGTTAATAATACCCGGATCAATAAACCTTCGAGTGAATGGATTAGATAAACAAACTACATTAACTCCAACAGCAAGTGGCAACTTCGGTAACTATCCACTCTACTTATTTGCACGAGCCGGTACAAGCTCACACCTCAACGGACAATTCTACGGTGCTGTAATTCGAGGCGCACAATCTGACACAGCTTCTGTAACTCAAACCGAACAATACATGGCTACCAAAACAGGAATCACTTTCTAATGACAAATTTCACTAACTGCACGATTATCGTTTTAGCTGAAGATCGAACTAAAGCGCAAGACGTAACCACCACCGAATACTTTAACGCACAAGCTAGTTCAGATGGCCTGTTACCTGTGACGCATTACTTTACATCCGGCCCTTTTAGCAATGAAGAAGTGGATGCGCTTGTAAATACGCCTTGGCCTAAATGGGTGAGGTCTGACGATTGGCAAGCAGCCCTAGCAGGCTTGGGTTTGGTTCAGGTTATTCTAGTTGAAGAGCCTGTTATTTCTGAGGTTGATCCGAGTGTTGTTTTAACAGTACCACCTGTAGTGTGATAAAATATGGAACATCAAAGAGCGACTGACCCTGAAGTGCGTACCGCTAGAGAGTTAGCGGAACACGGCTCTGATATTAAGCATCTACAGGCCGATATGGATAGAATGACTGAAGATATGGTTGAGGTTAAAAAAACTCTGCAAGATATTAGTAAGACACTCGCAGAAGCTCAAGGGGGATGGAAAATGATGATGATGGTTGGTGGTTTTGGGGCAGCGATAGGTAGTCTGATTGCATGGATACTTAATTTTATTAAACCTTAAATTATGGCTACTAAAAAGGCACCCGTATTATCAGTTGGTAGAGGCGAAAAGCTCCCTGTATCTAAAGGCGCAGGTTTGACCAAAGCGGGCAGAGACAAGTACAATGCGGCAACCGGCTCTAACTTAAAGGCACCTGCTCCAAATCCTAAAACCAAAGCGGATGAGGGTAGAAAGAAATCATTTTGCTCAAGAATGGAAGCATCCAAAGGCCCAATGAAAGATGAGAAAGGTAACCCGACTCGTAAAGCAGCGTCATTAAAAAGGTGGAACTGTGGAACTAAATAGTATAGGCTAACTAATATGACTCGCCCTTCACGTGGTATTTCAAACATTCAAGACAAAGCTAGAGGTAAATCTGATATGGTTAAAACTAAAGCGGGTATGTTTCCGCTAAAAAAGAAAGATACAATTAAAGCTAAAATAATTAAACGAGGTGCTCCAACACCTGACTTAGCTCAATTAGGCGCTATGCGTTCTGCTAAACCTGCAGGTTTTAAATGCGGTGGTAGTACTAAAGGGTTTGGTGCAGGCGGGGGTTTAAGTAAAGAAGCCCGTGATTCAGCTGATGTAGAAAGAGCTTCAGCTACACCAAGATCAACTCCTAGACCTACGCCTAAACCAGCACCTAGACAGAAAGTATCTGATGAAGCTAATGATGTGATGCGCCCTGAAGATATGCAGAAAAAGAAATGTGGTGGGTCTATATCACGTGGTAACGGCTGCGCTATTAAAGGTCATACAAAAGGAGCAATGCGGTAATGGCTAAACGAGACTTAAAAAAATTATTTCGTGGTAAAGACACCGTTGCTGAAGAGTTAAAAGAAGCTAAAGCAATTAAGTCAGGTAAGATTTCACCCATGCAATACGCTAAAGGTGAAAAGATGGAGAAGCCTGAAATGAAGAAATTTGCTACAGGTGGTTCTGTAAGTAAAGGTGATGGTTGTGCTACTAAAGGCCGTACCAAAGGTAGGATAGTTTAATGAGTGGCGGGCCTCCTCCTGCTCCTGCAGCTCCTGCTCAAACATTTGCTGATGGGGGTACTGTATGGCCTCAAAATGGTGTAGGTACTCAAGTACCTCAGTATGGCGCTCAAGCGCCCGCTAACCCTATGCCTCAGTTTAATACTCAGAGCACCTACAATAACTTTGCATCACCCAACCAACCTTCTATGGAATATCCTCAACAAGGTGCACCTAATCAACCTCAAACAGCTAATGGCCCTAATATGGGTTTTGATGCTAGTGGTAGTGATGCAGGTGTAGGTGGTCAACCAGTAGCCCCAATGCAGACACCGTTACAAAGCCAAAACTTTGGACAACCCCCTATGTTATCGCAGTATAGACCTCCACAAGGTTTGCAGGTACAAGGTAATCCAACTTCTATGCCATTACAACGACCTCAACAAAGGTAATTATGAGCACTTCCGGCCTTACTACATTCAACCCAGATATTGCCGAAATAATGGAAGAGGCCTACGAGCGTGTAGGTGTTGAGATTCGTACAGGCTATCAGTTCCGTACTGCTAGGAGGAGTCTTAATTATCTCTTAGCATCTTGGGCAAATCGTGGACTTAACTTATGGACTATTGACTCAGGCGAGATACCACTACTTGTTGGTGTTGGCACTTATGCATTACCTGAAGATACTATAGACTTAATAGAGACCGTAGTGCGGCAGAACGAGGGCAGTCAAGCTAATCAAGTAGACTTACAAATAGCCCGGATAAGTATCTCTACCTATGCTACTATCCCTAACAAGCTGGCTCAAGGCAGGCCCATTCAGTTATTTGTTGATAGGCAGTCTCCAATACCAACAGCAAAAATATGGCCTTTACCTAATACTACGGGGTATACTCTAGTCTATTGGCGGTTACGTAGGATGCAAGATGCGGGTAATACAGGTGCAAACACACTGGATATCCCCTTTAGATTCTTAGAAGCTATGACTGCTGGGCTCGCTTATCAACTTGCTATTAAAACACCAGAAGCAGAAGCTAAGATACCGATGCTTAAACAGTTATATGAGGAAGCTTTTGAACTGGCAGCTGATGAAGATAGGCAACGTGTAGCTGTTAGGTTTGTACCACGTATCGGGTCTATTGGTGGAGGCTGGTAATGGCAAGTCCATTTGCTAGTGAGAAGAAAGCGTTTGGTTTTTGTGATAAATGCAACTTTAGGTTCCCCCTTAAAAAACTTAAAAAGTATGTAGTTTTAGGTAAAGTTATTAACCAGAGGGTTTGTCCAGAGTGTTGGGAGATAGACCACCCTCAAAACTGGGTAGGTATTATAGGTGCTCAAAAGGTAGCTAATGACCCACAAGCTCTACGTGAACCTAGACCAGATACTAATTTAGATGCTTCACGGGGGTTATTTGCTTTTAATCCAGTAGCAACACAACAACTTAACATTACACTAAATAGTGTGTTCATTACAATTACTGAGACATAACATGGCTAAATACGACACTAAAAAACATACTGAAGGTTCTGCTGAGTACAGTGGAGTAAAATCTGTACCTACTCCTGTAGGCAATGGCTACCCTGTAAAGATAGATAACAAGAAAACAGTTAAGGTACGCGGTACTGGTGCAGCTATTAGAGGCACAATGGCTTCTAGTAAAATGGGCTAACCATGACTTACGATGAGCTGACAACTGCAATCCAACAATACCTTATGGTAGAGTACGTAGGGGATGGGGCAGAGCCTACTTTTGTTGCAAATATCGACAACTTTATTAGAAACACTGAGATTATTATTAATAACTCGGTACAGCTCCCTGCGTTTAGAAAAAGTGTTAGTAGCGCCTGTACTTTAGGAGACCCTTATATAGACCTTCCAGTAGATTTTTTATCTGTTTTTTCTTTAGCGGTTGTACCTAATACAACAGTAAACTTAATACCTACTGCTACTTATCAGTACCTACTAAACAAAGATGTAAATTATATTAGAGAAGCTTTTCCTTACCCTACTGTTACAGGTATACCCCAGTACTACAGTCTTTTTGATAACACACAGATGCTACTAGGGCCTACACCTGACAGTACCTATACAACAGAACTACACTATTTTGCTTACCCTCAGTCTATTGTAGATGCGCCTTTAGGTACTACGTGGGTAGGGGATAACTTCCCTAATGCTTTATTATGGGGTGCACTTGTTGAAGGGTATGTGTTTTTAAAAGGTGAAGCTGAGCTTATACAGGCTTATCAATCTAAGTTTGACCAAGTAATGGTAGAACTCAAACAACTAGGTGATGGTAAAAACCGTCAAGACTCTTATAGGGTTACTCAGGTTAGGGACAAGGTAAATTAAAATGATAACTCAAGATATCTGTGCATCATTTAAATCAGAGCTTTTAACAGGGATACATGATTTTACTGCAGTTACTGGGGATGTATTTAAAATTGCACTTTTTACCTATGAAGCTACTCTAAATAGTAGTACTGGGATATACACTACTGATAATGAATGCCCTGCTACAGGCGGCTATAGTGCTGGGGGAAATATATTAGTGGGTCAAGGGGTTACTACTTCTGGTACTACTGTGTACATAGACTTTGATGACTCTGTTTGGTTAGCCTCTACTATGGCGGCAGCGGGGGCTTTAATTTATAACTCCACAAAAACAAATAAAGCCGTATGTGTTTTAAATTTTGGTGGAACTTATACTACAGACAACAAAGATTTTACAGTTACTTTCCCTTCTCCCTCTGCGGCTACTGCAGTTTTAATAATTAACTAAGGGCTTGCATTATGGCATCAACCTATTCACCAAACTTACGTATACAACTTATAGCTACTGGCGAACAAGCAAATACATGGGGTACTACAAATAATACTAATCTTGGTACGCTTATAGAAGAGGCAATATCAGGGTCAGTGTCTGTTAGTGTTACAGCAGGGGATGTAACTTTATCTAAACAAGATGGTAGTTCAGATCAATCCCGTCAGATGGTTATTATTGCTACCGGAACCCCCGGAGTTACCCGAACTATCACAGCGCCTGCTAGTAGTAAAATTTATATTGTCCATAACAACTCTAACGCAGCCCTTAATTTCATAGCTCTAGGTGGTGCAGGCGTATCCTTTGCAATAGGCGCTAAAAAAGTTATTTATTTCGACGGTACTAATTTTGTTGAGGCTGTTAATGCTTTAACTTCACCTACTTTAACTACACCTGCTCTAGGAACACCGGCATCCGGTACTTTAACAAGTTGTACAGGCCTACCAATAAGTACAGGTGTTACTGGTTTAGGTACAGGCGTAGCTACATTCCTTGCAACTCCTTCAAGTGCTAATTTAGCTGCTGCTGTAACAGGTGAAACAGGCTCAGGCGCTCTTGTATTTGCAACTTCACCTACTTTAACTACACCTGCTCTAGGAACACCGGCATCCGGTACTTTAACAAGTTGTACAGGCCTACCAATAAGTACAGGTGTTACTGGTTTAGGTACAGGCGTAGCTACATTCCTTGAAACTCCTTCAAGTGCTAATTTAGCTGCTGCTGTAACAGGCGAAACAGGCTCAGGCGCTCTTGTATTTGGTACGTCACCTTCTTTAACTACACCTGCTCTAGGAACACCGTCATCCGGTAATCTTGCAAATTGCAGCTTCCCGACCTTAAATCAAAATACCACAGGTAATGCAGCCACTGCTACTCTTGCAGCAAAATCATCAACACTTGCGAATGGTGGGGGTAATGGGAGCGCCTTAACATTTACTTGGACTGATACTGGCGAGCAACCTTCCTATCTTTGGGGTAGTGTTGATGGTAGCAATATGAAAGTTTATCCTCCTAGTAGACTTAGTGTTGATTATGCAACCAGTGCTGGCTCTGCGACTAATGCCACTAATGCTACCTACGCTACCAGTGCTGGCTCTGCGACTAATGCCACTAATGCCACTAATGCTACCTACGCTACAACTGCTGGTTCTTGTACGGGAAATGCTGCAACTGCAACGACAGCCTCTAATGCTAATGGTTCTCAACAAAGTACATTTATGTTGACAGGTATAGCAGGGGATGGCGCTTTAATAATAACAAATGCCAGAACTATTGCCGGAAGTTGCTATATCGATATGCACCAAGGGGTTGCAGGAGCTAATAGACTCAGGATGCTAAAGCAAACTGGTAACTTTCTTGTTACTAATGATAGTGCAAGTGGAGCTTATTTAGCAGTTGGTGGTACGTCTTGGGTCGCATCTTCGGATGAAAGATTAAAAAATATTGATAGACCTATAACGGATGCTATTAGTAAAGTAAGTTCTTTGAGAACCGTTATTGGTTCATATAAAACAGATGAAGTGGGCAAAGAAAGAGTTTTT